GAAATAGCTTTGTTGTGTCTTAATGCCAACCTTTCAAACGTTTAAAGATTTAAGCGTCACGTTTAAGTCACATCCTGTAACGGATGACTTGATCGTGGTGAAGGATAAGGCTGCGATTATTCAATCTATCTCTAATCTACTTCTTACAAATAAGGGAGAAAGACCTTTTCAACCTCAGTTAGGATCTGGCATCCAAACTGCTTTGTTTGAACCTTTAGATTTTGGTAGTGCTGCTATCCTAAAAAATGAAGTACGTGAATGTTTAAACAAATATGAACCAAGAATAGTCATTAATGATATTCTTATTAATATTGATGAACAGAATAATGGATATGAAGTAGAATTATATTTCACTATAATAGGGAGAAATGACAAACAACAAGCTATAGAGATCTTCCTAGAGCGTACAAGATAAATGCCTTATACTCAAGTTGCAAATTTAGATTTTAATGATATTAAGTTAGCTCTGAAAGACTTTTTAAAGGCTCAGAACGAACTTACAGATTATGATTTTGAGGGTTCTGCTATATCGAACCTTTTAGATGTACTTGCTTACAATACGTATTATACAGCGTTTAATACTAATATGGTTGTCAATGAGTTATTCATTGATTCTGCCACGCTCAGGGACAACGTAGTAGCAATAGCGAAGCAATTAGGTTATAGAGCAAAAAGTTCTACTTCTCCTACTGCATCTGTTTCCTTTACTGTTACTTATCAGAACCCAACGACTGATACAGAACTAATACTCAAGAAAGGAACTGGGTTTATTAGTTCTTATGATAATACCATATACAAATATGTTGTTAATAATGACGTATTAGCACAAGTTTCAAATAATGTTGCAACATTTACTGATGTTCCGCTAAGAGAAGGAACAATGGTATTAAATGATTGGACTGTTAGTTCATCTAATCCAAATCAAAGATTTATTTTAGAGAATCCTAATATTGATACTAATACTATTGCTGTATCAGTATTTCCTAGTGGTGGATCATTTAATGAACCATATCTTGTTGCAGATAATATATTAGGTGTTGATAGTACATCAAAAATCTTTTATTTGGATGAAATAGATGATGGACGTTATGAGATTAAATTTGGTGATGGTGTATTAGGTAAGAAAATAGAAGCAAATACAAGAATTATTGTTGAATATATTGCAACAACTGGTTCAGATTCTAATGGTGTTAAATCTTTCGTATTCCAAGGGGTCTTGGAGAATCCTCAAGGTGTTACTCCTGGTGCTTATGATGTTTCTATCACATCATCAATTGCATCTGCTGGAGGTGAAGAGAAGGAGACTACAGATAAAATCAAATTTAATGCACCTAAGATATATGGAGCACAAGATCGTGCTGTAACCTCAGATGACTACGGTGCTATTGTTCGTAACATATATCCTGCTACCAGCGATATTATTATATTTGGTGGAGAAGAACAAGAACCTCCTAGTTATGGAAAGGTCTTTTTAGTATTAAAACCAAAAGATGCTTCTTATCTAACATCCTTAACTAAGAACAATATTATTGAGGAATTAAAGAAATACGTTGTTGCTAGTGTCGAACCAGTAATATTAGATCCTGCCATACTACATGTAGAGTTAACAAGTAACATATATTATGATGGATTAAAAACTGATTCAACTCCTGCTCAAATAAGAGATCAGGTGATAACAAAAGTACAGTCTTATACTGAGACTAGTGGGACTGAAAAGTTTAAAGGTAAATTTAGACATAGTAAGTTTACTGGTGTAATTGATGATGTTGATCGCAGTATTAATTCTAATTTAACTGCTGTCACAATGAGGAGAGATTTTTATCCTCAATTAAATTCTACTTTCTTTTATGAGGTATGTTATCAAAATGCCTTTGATGAAGATTGTGATGATCCAGTCTTGTCGTCAACAGGGTTTAGAGTGACAGAGCATTCCACATATGATGTGTATTTGGAGGATAGAGATAAGAAAATAGTACTATATAGATTGGATCCTACGACTGGTGATAAGATAGTCCTAGACAAGGAAGTTGGTGATATTGATTATGTTAAAGGTGAAATTAAATTATACGACTTAACTATTATAAAAGGTAGTTTCTTTGATAATCGTATCTCGCTTAGAGTAAAACCACTATCTAATGATATCAAGGCACTTCGAGAGATGTATCTTGACGTTGACATCGCAAATTCCAGTTTCGTTGCATATAAAGAGTAAATGGCAGTAATTAAGACCAAAAGAATATCAACTCTTATTGAGTCTCAACTACCCGATTTCATAAGTACTGAATATCCACTTTTTAATAAGTTTATTCAAAAATATTATGAAGGACAGGAAGTTCATGGTGGTCCTTTAGATATTGCCAGCAACTTACAGGATTATGCCAATATTGATTATTATGAACAAAATCTTCTTAGACAGTCTGATATCTTGGACACTAGTATTTCTGCTAGTGATGATACAATTGTATTACAAGATGCGACGAGTTTTCCAAAAAGAAACGGATACGTAAAGATTGGTGATGAAATTGTATTTTATGCTACACGTACTGATACTGAGCTGAGAGAGTGTGTACGAGGTGTTAGTGGTAATACTACACTTGGTGACCTATATGATAGTACATCCTTTTCCAGCAGCAGTGCCTCACCTCACAACTCTGGTGAGACAGTATATAATGTTAGCAGTCTTTTCTTATATGCATTAGTTAAGAATTTTGAGAGTCAATATTTAGGTTCTTTCCCTGAGAAGTATCTTAAGGGTGAAGTTGATAAGAGAACCCTTATTAAGAACATACAAAAGTTTTATAAGGCAAAGGGAACAAATAGTTCTATTGAATTTATTTTCAATACAATTATTGCTAAGGATGTAACTAATAAACCTGAAGTATACAATCCCAAAGATTTTACATACAAATCATCTAATGCTGATTGGATCAGTGTATATGCCTTAAAGTCTAAGGTTATCTCTGGAGATCCTAAGACATTAGTTGGTAAGAAGATTACACAGAGTCCGACTGAAGAATATGGTTATGCAGATGCTATTGTAGATAATGTATATCCAGATAATACTGCTGATGGAGAAACTATATGGAATATAGTACTTGCTCCTGAGACAGTTAATGGAACATTTGCAATTTCTACCAAAACTAAACTAGAAAGAATTCTTAATTCAAATGAGGGTGTTGGAAAGAGAGTAGATGTGTTTTCCACAGTTGGTTGGGAACCAACAGGAGAGATTTTAATAGATAATGAAGTAATTGCTTTTGATGATAAAACAGTTTCTCAGTTTGTTATTAAGAATAGAGGTACTGCACCATTAAGTTATCCTGTAGGCACATCTGTCTATAAACCAGTCATAGTAAAGGATACCACGGTTCAGTTGTTAACACTTGGTGTTGTATATAACCTTTCTCCTTCTGATTCACATCCATACTCATCAGTTGGTGATAAGATTCAGGTTGGAAATCCAGGATTTGAGACAAATGATCCTAAGATTGTACAAACAGGTACTAATCAACCAAGATGGCAACTTGTAACTGGTTCTGTTACTGCTCCAACTAATATAGCAGTACAAACTACATTAGATCAGGTACAAACTAATGTATCTGCTATATTTGCAGATGATCAGTATTATTATATTAATAGTTCAAGTTATCCATCATATGATATACTAGATGGATCAACAGTTGATCAAGAAGTTAAAGATCAGAAACATCTTCGTATTATAAGGAAAGAAGCAACTAGAACAACAGAAGTATATAAAACTCCAAAACGTGATATTGGTGTCCTTGTAAACGGTGTCCTGGCCTACGGTTTCAAGGACGAGGAAAGTATACGTTATGGTAAGTTAGAAGAAATAAAGATTAATACACAAGGAAGAGGATATGCTTCTCCTCCTAATGTTTTGATTGATGGAGTAGCAAATAAGGCAAGAGCTGTATTAGCAGGTAATGTAGTAGAAAGTATTATAGTTGATACTACTGATGTATTCCCTAGAACTCCAGATATAATCATTACATCTGGTAGAAATGCTGAAGTTACTGCTGTTATAACAGGTGGTGGAGTAACTAGTCTTACTGTAAACAATGCTGGAGAGTTTTATTCATCTCCTCCTGTTGTTAGAATTAGAGATAATGCTGGTAGAGGTAGATTCGCTGAATTTAATACACTTCTTACAGATGGTAAGATCTCAGGATTTGAAAAAGTAGAGGAAGGAAACTTCTATACTCAAGCAAATGTTATAGTTGATATAATTCCAGTTGGAGAAGGTGCGACAGGTATACCTCTTCTTAAAGAATGGAATTACAACAGGTATGTAAAGTATCAAAATAATTTAGATACTGAGAATGGTTATCTATTTCAAAATTATAATATTGGTTTTCAATATGGATATGCTCATGTTGCTAACCCAAAATCTTTAAGAGTATTACTTAATGATAATTTAAATGGTGCATTTACTGAACCAGCAACTAAGTCACACTCACCTATTATAGGGTTTGCTTATGATGGCAACCCCATATATGGTGCTTTTGGTTATGAAGATCCACTAGACGCAACATCATCTATTAAGAGAATGACTTCTGGGTATTCACTTAATGGAAGTCGTCTTGGTGGTCCTTCTACAGCAACATATCCTCTAGGAAGTTTCGTTAATGATTAC